GATGAGCGACAAAAGGGCGCCTCGGCGTGGCGCTCCGATAACCCCACGGAATCGCATCCCGGTTGGGATACGCATGACGCCGGAACTGCGCCGTAAACTCGTTGAGCGAGCGGGCGCGAACGGGCGAAGTCTTACACAAGAGATTGAGATTCTGCTTGAGAAGGCGCTGGCCGACGATCGGCTTGAAGCCAAGCTAGTAGAGATTCGAAATCTATTATCGTTCGTCTAACAAGCTACAAAACTAAACCCCTGTCCAGTCTAAACCTTCAGCGCAGGGCCTCTTTCCCTGCGCCCTTTGCCATGTCCGCTCTACGCGGGGAGATGCCAATGTCGATTCGTCAAGTTACCTCAATTTCTCAGAATTCGACGGTTCGGCGATTTCCCGTCACTGTGACCGTCGATGCAGATGGCGATGGCATATCATACACGCCCAGGATTTCGGGAGTGTTGGTTTCGATCCGCTACGTCAAGACAAGTTATGACGATGGCGTTGATTTCGTGATTTCCGGAGAAACGTCTACACAGACGCTTTGGTCCGAGGAAGATGTGAATGCATCGGCGACGCGATATCCGCGTGGGCCGGATCATTCGACCGCTGGCGTCGGCGCGACATATGCAGCGCTTGGCGAGGCCGTCAACGATCTCATTGTCGTAGACAACGAGCGCGTAAAAATTGTCGTCGCAGAAGGTGGCGATACAAAAACGGGTACTTTTCATATCACTGTTGCCGGCTAAGGAGATATCACATGGCCGTTCGTAAGCATTCCATCACCGCGCTCACTAACGGCTCGGGCGATGTCACAGTATACAGCCCGTATATCACCGGGTTTGTCGAGTCCATCCAGTACGTCAAGACTGACTATACCGATGGCGTTGATTTCACGATTACCGCCGAAGCGACTACGGAAACGATCTGGACTGAGTCCAATGTCAATGCGGCGAAGGTCTGCCGTCCGCGGGCGGCGACGCATTCGACCGCAGGCGTTGCGGCGCTTTATGCGTCCGGTGGCACCGCGGTTAATGACCGGATCGGGTTGGGTCATGATCGCGTCAAGATCGTTGTTGGCTCCGGTGGCGCAGCGCATACCGGCGTGTTCGTGGTTACGGTGAGCGACTAAGCCATGACCGAGACGTGGTATCTCATGGAGGACGGCACGGTCGGCGACCCGCACGAGGTCGCCCCGGATAAAGATGGCGTCCTACGCCACAAGGATGGCCGCGCGGTCGCTATGGCCTCGCACGGTCCACGTTCGCGTGGCGTTGATGCTGATGCCGAGCGTGCGAAGGCTCGCGCCAAGGTCGCGCCCAAGCCGGCGGAAGCTGTCGAAAAGCCGGTTGCTCCAGAACCGCCGGAGCCAGCTACTCGACGCACCCGCGACATGAAGCCTGAAGAACCGGCGACACCTTACAAAACACGCTGATAGCAGAAGGAGGTCGAGACTATGAAATCAAAAAGTGACGATCTGTACCTGTTGATGGACGGCACCTACGCGAGCCCAGGCGATTGCTCGGATAAGGATGGTGTCTGGCAGCACAGCAGTGGCGTCAAGGTAGCGCTTACCGATGCAGGTGAGCCGATGACGCTGGCTCGTGTCACCGAGCACAACGTTGCCGCTAATGAAGCGGCTGCCGCTCCTGTAGAGAGCGAGCCGGTGGCGGAATCCGAGAAACCGGCTGTTGCTGAGAAACCGGCTCACGGCAATCTGGAGCAGGCGATGGTGCCGGAGTCTGATAAGCCTGAGAGCAAGCCGGAAGCTAAGGTCAAAGAGCCGAAGGCTTAATAAAGACCATGCCTCTCGTCGTCGCCATAATCGTGCTTCTATCTGTTGGCGGCGCCGCCTTCGTTATTGCCGGTGTGCATCTGCTCGCCGGCATGGCGTGGGCATTTATTGTACTCGGCCTCTTGCTGTTCGGTGTTGCCGTCTACCTCCGTTCGGGACTGACGCCGCATGGCTAATGCTCTCACGCTGCTCGCGAATGCGATTGCCCCGTCTCGGGTGAAATCTATCGAAGGCGAGTATCGCCCAGGCCCGTATTATATCGATGGACCTAATGGTGGCTGGTTGTCAGCACAGGCTGGCCGGTTTCTGAATTGGTGGCAGATGGGCTATTCGCCACAGTCTCGCGGCTGCGGCGGAGCGATGGTTGATGCATGCGTCTCGGCCTAATCACAAACCGTTGCTATGTGTCCTGGCGACCATTGCCGATTGCTTCCGCATGGCGGTCGCGAGCGCGTCACGACATCGGCGCTTTCACGAATTATACGGCGGCCGAACGATTACCAATCGATGTCGGATCTGTTGCTGAATTTGACTCGGCGACTCTATGAAAAGGGCGAGTGCTACGCTCTCGCGATTCGCGACGGCAGTTTCCAGATTAAGGAACTGCACTGGATGCGTGACGGCTGCCCGTATGTTGCCGAGGATGGATCTATATTCTATCAGCTTTGGGGAAATGAGGTCGCCGAGCGACGTTTCGATCTACATTATCCTATTCCTGCGCGCGACGTGCTTAATGTTAGGCTCCATACTCCGCGTCATCCATTAAAGGGCGCGAGTCCAATTCTGGCTGTTGCGCTCGAATTGGAGCTGTCTGGCGCGGCTATGTCTCAGCAGATTGCGTTCTACCTCAATCAGGCGAGACCGAGTTTTATCCTCGAAACTGATCAGGAACTTACGAAGGAACGGGCAAAGGACCTTCGCGACCGCTGGGATGCTCAGACTCAAGGAGACGGTGCTGGTGGCACTCCGATTTTGTCATGGGGTTTGAAGGCCAGGCCAGTCACGATCGGCGCTGGTGATGCGCGTCTCGCCGATATGTTGAAGCTGGCGAATGAAAGTGTTGCGCTCGCTTTTCGGATGCCATTGCAAATCCTTGGTATTGGAGGCACACCGTTCGCTTCTACCGAGGCGCTCATGTCCTCATGGCGGGCAATGGGGTTAGGGTTTGCGCTGAACCATATCGAAGAAGCCTTTGGACGGTTATTCGCTCTGGATGGCTATCCGGATGAATATATTGAGTTCGATACTAATGCTCTTTTGCGGTCTTCGTTTAAAGAGATGATTGATGCTTTGGTCGCAGGAACCCACCGCGTTTTTGCGCCGAATGAGGCACGTCGATTTGTAAATTTGCCCGATGTCGAGGGCGGCGACGAGGTTCGTGTGCAACAACAGGATGTGCCTCTCTCCTGGATTGCGCAGCAGCCGAAAGCCATTGCCCCGCCAACCGATGCCGGGGTCACAAATAATGAGGGGCGCGCTGCTGATGCCGAGTCTGTCGTTCGCCGCTTCCGATCAGCCCGCGACCGTGCTCACGCCGCTTGACGCGCTTGCCGCCGAGCTTGGCTCCGAAGCGGCGCGCATCGAGCGCGACTTGCGGCGTGATTTCGCAGTCGGCATGGCTGAAATACGACAGGAATTGGAGGCTGTGCAGCGGCGCGGCGCTGAAATGGAGCTGCGCGCCGCCAATGCCGAACGGGCACTGGCCGATGCTGTGCGCGAGCGGCTGGCGGCGGTGCGAAACGGCGAGAGCGTTACGATCGAGGATGTGCGGCCGTTGGTCGAGACCGAGGTCGCCAAGCAAGTTAATGCGATGCCGAAGTCGCCGGATGCGGAAGCGATTTCGACGATAGTCTCGATACAGATCGAGGCCAGTCTATCGGATATAGCCGAAAGAGCATCGGCGCTGGTCGAGCGCCCTGAGTTGCCGATGTTGCCTGATATTGGGGCAATGGTGAGCGAAGAATCCGATCGCCGCGAAGGTGATCTAGTGGCGAAAGTCGCGGCGCTCGTCCCCGTTCCGGAAGTGGATAAAGCGATTGCCGCAGAATTTGAACGACAGTTGTCCGATGTCGTGATTCGCGCGGTGAAATTGATCCCACCCGTTGAATTGCCTGATGTCGGCGCTGCCGTAGCCGATGAATTTGTCAAGCGTGAGAGCGGTGTTGCCGAACGGGCGGCGGCGCTGGTGAAGGTTCCTGAACCGCCAGACGTGGGGGAGGCAGTTGCGGCGGAGGTGGAGCGTCGTCTCCTCGATATTGCTACAAGATCGGCCGAACTGATCCCCGATGTCGTGACTGCTGTGGTCGAGGAATTTACCAAACGCGAAGATGCGCTTGTCGAACGGGCGGCGGCGCTGGTGAAGGTTCCTGAACTTCCAGATGTGAATGCGGTCGTTGCGGCAGAAATGCAGAATCGATTATTCGATATTGCCGCGAGATCGGTTGAATTGATGCCCGATGTCGGCGCTGCCGTGGTCGAGGAGTTTGCTAAGCGCGAAGATGCGTTTGTCGAGCGGGCGGCATCGCTAGTGAAGGTTCCGGAAGCCCCGGTACTACCGGATATCGACGCTAAGGTGGACAATGCTGTCGCGGCAGCATTTCTGACGGTGCGGGTGCCGGAAGATGGTAAGTCCGCTGA